GGAAAAACATGGCAGAAAACATACAACGCAGTAAAGGGCGTCCACGCAATTATAAACAAGACCGTGGCGGAATGCCTGCTGAGTTTGGACCATTTACTGGAATTGTGATGAGCACAGTTGACCCAACTCGTGCTGGGCGCTTGCGAGTGTATATCGAAGCGTTTGCCGACGGTGGCGCAGATTCTATGCAAGACGAAAGCAAGTGGACCACAGTGAGTTATATGCCTTCGTTTTTTGGTTCTACTCCTGTGAGCACAACAACAGGGGTCAACAACGAAATTGGAAAATACCCAGGCAACGCCAACAGCTATGGCATGTGGTTTACACCTCCAGACACTGGAGTCACTGTGGTATGTGTATTTGTAAACGGTGACCGAAGTCAAGGATACTACATTGGTGTAATTCCCGAAGATGGATTAGGCAATCAAGTTCCGGCAGTTGCACCAGGCGGCACTAACTTTGAGTTTGCTAACAAAAATCAAGAAGACTACTTTGCAGACGCCACACGGTTGCCTGTGACTGAAATCAACATCAACAACGAAGGTATCTACAACGATCCTAGATTCTACGACGGTACAAAACCTGTGCATAGCTATGTTGCGCAAGGACTGTTTCAACAAGGTTTAATAAACGACATTGAACGCGGCACCATTACCAGCAGCAGTCAACGAGAAACTCCCAGCTCAGTGTTTGGTATTAGCACGCCAGGAACGCCTATTTTTCAAGGCGGCATGAAGCCCAACGACATCAGGAAAAAGCTAAGTGAAGGATCAATCAAACCGGGCGATGCTAAAGTAATTGGACGAGTAGGAGGACATAGTCTGGTTATGGATGATGGTAATCTCAGTGGCGACAATGCTATGCTGAGATTACGAACATCAAAAGGTCATCAGATTACCATGAGTGACACTGGAAACTTTTTCTATATCATTCATGCCAATGGACAAACTTGGCTAGAGTTTGGTGCAGAAGGCACAGTGGATCTGTTTAGTACCAACAGTATCAACATGAGAAGTCAAGGAGACATTAACTTTCATGCTGATCGAGATATTAACATGTTTGCTGGCAGGAACTTCAAGGTCAAAAGCAAAGAAGCTATGGAAATTGAAAGTGTCACATCAATCACTATGAGTGCACAGACAGACATCACAATGTACAGCAAAAACACCATTGGCATCAAAGCTGACGGCACACTTGCGCTAGAAAGCAAAGGCGGATCCTGGGGCGGCGGACAAAGTCTTGTGTTCAAAGCCGGCGAAATTGATCTTAACGGTCCTGCAGCTACACCAGTAACAACCCCAAACCCTATTACTAAGACCAAGCTGAATGACACCAAGTTCAGCACTGCCAAAGGCTGGCAAGTTGAAACTGGCAAGTTGGAAAGCATAGTAAGCAGAGCAGCTACTCACGAGCCGTACCCGTATCACAACCTTGGTGTTGATGTTGAAACAGCGTTTGAACCAGGTCAACCAACACCGCCACCAGGTGCTGAACCTGTGCCTGCTGGCGTAGAAATTATAGCAAAGTAACATGTCAACTTTTAACTTTACATTACCCAATGGAACTCCTTTTGAAATCAAAGGACCTGCAGGACTCACGCTTGAACAAGCCAAAGCAATATTTGACAAACAAGCTGCAACTGGAAGTTTAGTAGGTATCAAACCTGGGCAATCATTGAGTGCAGCCACACAAGCTGCTCAAGGCCTAGCAAGTGCACAGGCTGTTGTAGCACAAGCACAGTCCAGTATAACAGGTGCGCTCGGTGCAGGAATACCCGGCGCTGCAGGTGCGCTCGGGTCAGTTAGTGCAGCATTGGGTGCTGCAGGCGGAGCCTTAGGCGGAAGTCTGTCAGGTGTTGCATCAGGATTAACTGGTGCAGTAGGCGCTGCTGTGACTCAATTCAAAGGCACTGCACTTAGTGTAGGCTCGTCTCTGACTGCAGTTGCAGGCAGCATTGGAGCCACAGCATCCAAAGCAATCAGTACCATAAATCAATCGTTAACTTCTGCAGTGTCTAATCCGATCAATATTGCTGATTATGCAAAAGAGGCTGCTGCACTGACCTCCATTGGCAGCATGGATTCTGGAACAGTAACAGGAGTCCTTGCTCAGGCAAAAAAATCAATAGGACAAGCGACAGACATACTCACTAGCGAAAAAGGCCTAGGCGCATTTGGATTTGGTGCAGAGCAACTGGAAAAAGTAGGAATTCTTAAACCTGGCATGTCTGTATACGTAACATTGGGCACATCAACTTTAGTAAATTTATTAAAAAGTCCTGCAGCATTTACTGGAAAAGATGGAATAAAAAGTGCAGCAGATTTACTAAACAATCCTGTTAAGCAAGCAGCAATACAGCAAGACTTAATGGCTCAAGGCCTAGCAGGACTCAAGGCAGTTGGCATCCCAACTGATTTGTTGAGCGCACAAGGTCTTGCAGGTACTGCATTAAATGCAGCCAAAAGTATACCAGCAGCAGCAGATTTTCTCAAAGGAGTACCTATCCCAGGTGACCTTGGCGGTAAACTAACCAAGGCATTTGATACCAATGTACGGGACGGCGCATTTGCTGCAAATCTTTCTAAGACCAAAGTTCCGCAGCCATTTAAAGCCGAAGTTACTCCGGTACCTGCAGCAAACACTGTAGATCGTGCCACTGTTAACGCAGCCAGCACCCGTGTAGTCGGCAATGACAAAGTACCCGAACCCAACTACGGACCTACAACTCCGCCTGCAGGACTTGCGTCCCAGGAAAACTCCAGTTTAGAAGCTGCACTTGCTGAACGTTCGTCTATCCTCATTGAGACTGCAAATGCGTTTGCATCACTAGTTGCTAACTTGACAACTCTTGAATCTCTGCAGTCTATTACAGAACAGCAATGGACTGCAATAAATGCAGAGTACCAAGCTGTGCGAGCATCCTTTAACTCAAGACTACCGCAAATAAACGCAGCCTTTGTGTTGTACAACAATGCGCTTGAATCAGTCCGCAAAGGATTTCAAGTAAGGATCACTGCATCAATATCTGTGGGCAGGGCATTAGCAACTGTATCAACCGAAACAAAGGCTCGACTTGCTGCATTGAGCAAAAAGCGTGACGGGGCATCTGTAACGTAACAACAAATAAATATTACTATGGCAAAAACATTCATTGGATTTAACACACAAGGTCAGTTTAAAAAATTCACTCTTACAGGATTTGATTTGATCAAGCGTGACCTACTAAATGCGTTCAACATACGTCAAGGACAACTGCCTGGGCGTCCTGGTTACGGGACTACAATTTGGGATTTCTTGTTTGAGCCACAACTGGAATCAGTACAGCGAGACATTGAACGAGAAGTTCAGCGAGTGGCCGGCGGCGACCCAAGAATCTACATCAACAGCTTACAAACATATCCGTCAGGCAATGGTATTTTGATTGAAATTGAACTGTTGATAGTGCCCAGCACTGACGCAGAACGTCTGTCAATATTCTTTGACCTAGAGCAGCGCAACGCCACCTATGTATAACTGAGCCGTTTTTAGTCTCGATAAATAAAGTACGAGGCTTAAACAATGGCAACAACCACAAGACAAACAGCAATTTTCGGTGTTGAAGACTGGAAACAAATTTATCAAACTTATCGCGAAGCAGATTTTCAAAGTTACGATTTTGAAACTTTGCGCAAGAGTTTTGTTGATTACCTACGTTTATACTACCCTGAAACATTCAATGACTACATTGAATCAAGTGAATTTATTGCACTGCTGGATGTTATTGCATTCATGGGACAGGCTCTGGCATTTCGTACAGATCTTAACACTCGTGAAAACTATTTGGACACCGCCGAACGTCGCGATTCAGTTGTGCGTCTTGCTAACCTGGTTAGTTACACTGCCAAGCGCAACACAGCAGCACAAGGCATGCTCAAGGTGCAATCAGTATCCACAACTGAAAACGTAATTGATTACCAAGGTGTAAACCTTTCTAACTTTACAATAAACTGGGCTGATCCTACTAATCCAGACTGGCAAGAACAGTTTACAGCAGTACTTAACTCTGCACTAGTTGATTCACAACGTGTGGGTCGTCCTGGCAATCGTAACACTATCCTGGGTGTGCGCACAGAAGAATACGCCATTAACTTAGTGCCTGGGTTTTTGCCTGTTGTTCCTTACACTGCCACAGTAGACGGTGTTAGCATGCCATTTGAAGCTGTGACTAGCACGTCTGTGGGTGAAACATACTTGTATGAACCAAGCCCACAGGCTGACCAGCCATTCAACATCCTGTTTCGCAACGACAGTCTGGGTTTCCAGAGCGCCAATACAGGATACTTTTTTATGTTCAAGCAAGGTGTGCTGCAAAACCAAGACTTTAACCTTGCAGAGCGCACCAGCAACCGTACTGTAAACATCAACATTGAAGGTGTCAACAACGAAGACTACTGGTTGTTTCAATTGGACAGTGTAGGCAATGTCAACCGAAAGTGGGAATATACTGAAAATATATATTCGGCAGCAGCAGAACAGCTCGGTACTACACTGCGTGCTATCTATACAATAAACTCCAGAACTAATGATCAAATTACTATGGTGTTTGGCGATGGTGTGTTTAGTGAAATTCCAGTAGGCACATTCCGTGCTTATGTGCGTGCCAGCAACGGACTGCAGTACATCATTAACCCTGAAGAAATGCAGGCTGTGACTATTCCAATCAGTTACATCAGTCGTGCAGGCAATCTTGAGACACTGACATTCACCTGTGGAATTACACAACCGGTCAGCAACAGTCAGTCAAGAGAAAATATCAGTGACATCAAACAACGTGCTCCTGCTCGTTATTACACACAAAACCGTATGGTCAACGGCGAAGACTACAACCTGTTTCCATACACTCAGTACAGCAGCATCCTAAAAAGCAAAGCATTAAACCGTGCCAGCATTGGCACCAGCCGTTATCTTGACTTAGTGGACAACACAGGCAAGTATTCTAGTACCAATACATTTGGCAGCGACGGCGCAATGTGGAGACAAACTGTAACTCCAACTATTTTGTTTAGCTGGGTCAGTCGCAACGAAATTGCAGACACCATCACTAACCAAGTACAACCGCAGTTAACTGAAAGTACTATTCAGCAGTTTTACTACGCTAACTTTCCAAGACAAACAGTTGACACAGGAACCACTGCAGGCACAACCTGGCAGCAAAGTACCACATTGGCCAACGAAACAACTGGCTACTTTAAAAACGTATCAGGTACGCCAATTGCAGTTGGTTCAACCACAAGCACAATATTCAAGTACGTAGAAGTGGGTGCGCTGATTAAATTTGTTGCTCCAACTGGATTCTACTTTGACAGCAACAACCGGCTGCAGTTAGGTGTGCCAGGACGTGCAAACGAGCGTACCACTATTTGGGCAAGCCCTCAGCAGATTATCAGCAACGGTTACAACGGCGGTGTTGGCAACCTGAGCTCAGGAGCAGGTCCAGTTACTATCAACAACTTTGTGCCTACTGGCGCAATTGTAGACAGTATTATTCCGTTGTTTGTGACAGATTTACCATTGAGTTTTGAACAGTCTATGGCTGAACAGATCTTGTTAAATCGTAACTTTGGCATTGGTTACGACAACGACGGTACTATCACCGGCACACCTTACACATGGTATTTAATTACCAGCACAAACTTAAATCAAGGCGCTGTGTTCAGTCAAACAAATGCAGGCTCAACAGCTGGCACTAATAATGATGCTAGCTGGATGGCACAGTTTGTTACAGAGAATCAAAACTACACAATTAGTTTCCGCGGGCTATCTTATAACTTTGGATCAGTGCTGCAAACTCGTTTCTTCTTCTTTGACGACCAACAAATTTATGACAGCCGAACAGGCACAGTGATCAAAGATTTTGTGAACGTGCTAGCAGTAAACACACAGCCTGACTCAACTGAAAACTTACCTGGCGACATTCCAGTGACCATTACAGGACAGCCAGTTGAAAGCGACGGCTATGTTGATGACTTCCAGGTCCTGGTGGGATTCCGTGACAGCGACAACGACGGTGTACCAGACAATCCTGATTTCTTTGATGAAATTGTAGCACCTGATGTAGACCCTACACAAAAACTAGTGTTCCTGCAACTGACGCTGGACTTTGATAACCTGCAGAGATACCTGTTGGTAGAGCCTGGCACAGTTAACAGTGACTATGCTACGCTGGATGATATTGAATTGGTCAAGAGCGAATGGTCACCGGGTCAAGTATTTTATGCTTACGATGATGCAGCATTTTACGAACTATCAATCAGCACTACCAATGTTAGAACACTGGTGGCAGTAACTGGATGGATTGCCAGAACTGGACGTCAAGCACTGTACTACCAGTACCGTCACAACTCACCACTCAGCAGCAGAATTGATCCAGGCACAACCAACATCATTGACTTGTATGTGGTTACTCAGTCCTATTACACTTCGTACCAAAACTGGATTCGTGATACAACTGGCACAGTGACCAAGCCAGAGATTCCATCCATTGATGAATTAAGCACAGCATACCAAGGACTACAGGATTACAAGATGTTAAGTGACAACATTATATTGAACTCAGTTGTGTTTAAACCTTTGTTTGGTGCCAAGGCCAACGACGCCTTGCGAGCCACAGTCAAGGTGATTCGTGCTAGCAACTCAACTGCTAGCACTAGTGAAATTAAAAGTTCGGTTATTGCAGCAATGAATGAATATTTTTCAATTGACAAATGGAACTTTGGCGACGCGTTTTACTTCTCAGAGTTGTCTGCATTTTTGCACCAACAATTGGGCAGCATAATTAGTAGTGTGGTTCTTGTTCCTTTGAACCCTTTAAAGAGTTTTGGTGACTTATACGAAGTTCGTAGCGCACCAGACGAAATATTTGTTAATAGCGCCACCATTGACAATATTGATGTGATTGACGCATTAACCAGTACGAATTTACGTACTGCATCCGGAAGTGGAGTTATCTAATGGCAACAGTACGTAGTGTTGACTTTTTACCAGAAATTTTTCAAACTGATGCCAACAAGCAGTTTCTTGCAGCTACTTTAGACCAGCTGATTCAAGAACCAAAATTTAAAAAGACTCAGGGATTCATTGGTCGCACTGTGGGCCCAGGTGTGAACCCTAACGATCGTTATGTGGTTGAACCTAACAAGTCTCGTGCAGACTATCAGCTAGAACCTGGCGTAGTTAGTCTCAAACCTGACACTAACACAGTACGAGATGTTATTACGTATCCTGGCATGAATGATGCTGTGGGCCTTCAAGGCGGTAACCAGACTCGTCCTGACAGACTGTACAACAGCGAATACTACTCGTGGGATCCGTTTGTAGACTATGATTCTTTTGTAAACTTCAGCCAGTATTTCTGGGTACCAAGTGGACCGGGCGTTGTTGACGTAACATCAACTGGCGTTCCTACTCAGGCAAACTTTCCAGTTACTCGCGAAAACGGAGTGTACACATTCGGCGGTACGTCGGGTAATAATCCTATAATTGAATTAGTGCGCGGCGGCAGTTATACATTCCAAGTTGCACAAAATGCAAAAGAAACAGTTAACTATCGAGTGCGCAATGCAGGTACTGCTGCGTACACAATTGACACACTGAGCAATCCTGTACTAACACTAGCTCGGGGTAATACCTATGTGTTTAACTTAAACTTAGCAGGAGCATTTCCATTCTGGATCAAAACTGCACCAACTACAGGCAAGGGCAACGCTTACAACTCTGGAGTTTCTCGCAACGGATCAAACACAGGACTTGTTACATTTGTTGTGCCTAGCGATGCACCAGATTTATTGTACTACGCATCTGAAAATCAGCCAAACATGCAAGGACAATTGCGTATTGTTGACAGTGCACCTGGTACAGGACCAGGTTTCTGGATTCAATCAGCACCCGGCATTAACGGTGTAATTCCAACAACTCCAAACATCAGCTCTCGAGATGTGTTTGGCGTGAGCAACAATGGCCAAGATCTTGGCACTGTGGTATTCAACGCACCTTACAAGACCTCACAGAGTTTTTACTACAATCTTGACAGTATCAACAACGTTGACTTGATTACAGAACTGCAGTTTGATCAGATCAACAATCAACCTGTGACCAGCTTCATTGCTGAACACAGTGGCATTGATGGTATCACTAACCTGAACGGTCGTACTCTGATATTCACAAATCCGCTTACTGACGCAGAAGATGGCGGCTGGATAAGAACTACATTGTTTGACCCCCAACCAAATGGCGCAGCCAACAACGGACAACCTGGCAGCTATGATAACTTTCCTTATGATCTAGCAACTGAAATTGAACCTGCTAACAGGTACCAGTTGTGGCAAATCAATTATGTAAACAATGCCGGAACTAACTATATCTCGTTGAACAAAATTCAAGATATTAATCCGCTGACAAAATTTACTATTCGTTACGGTTCAGAGTACAGCAGCACTCAGTGGTACAAGGACGACACAGGCGCATTTACTCGCATACCGTTGCTTACAGCAGCACAAGATATCCTGTACTACCAAGATGGTACAGATCCTGAAATTTTTGGTCGTATTAAGCTGATTGATCAAACCGAAGCTGACACGTTGTTTGTGGATGAAATTGTTGGCAAATCATCATACACTAGTCCTAACGGCGTGATATTTAGTAATGGCCTCAAAGTAAGATTCACTGGACAAGTGTCTCCAGTTAGTTACGAGTCTGGCCTTGGCACACTAAATTACACGGCTACAGAAAGTGGTACAAACTACATCACAGCAGTAGAAGACACTGCTAATTTGTATGTAGGACAACAGATTGTGTTTAGCGCACCAACACTGGGCGGATTAGTTGCCGGTAACACTTATTACGTTAGATCTTTTGCGGCCAACGGACTAAAATTCACAGTGTCAGCTACAGATGGTGGCGCAGCAGTTGAACTAGCATCAGGAACTGGGTTTCCCGGAGCTGCTACTACTATCAGCAACATAGAGTACTATGTAGCAGGTGTGGGCACTGCAGTTGAACTGTTACCAGTGAGAGATTTTGTAGTACCTGAATCTTACGCAATTACTGCAGACAACACTACCACAATAGTAGAACCAACTAAGCTAGATTACATCACTATCAGCAGAAACAGCCAAGACCTGAATGCATGGAGTCGAAGTAACCGATGGTTCCATATTGATGTTATCAATGCTGCTGCAGCATACAATAACACCACAGTGGTTTTAAACAATGAGTTTAGAGCCAAGCGACCAGTTATTCAATTCCGTGCTGGAATACAACTATGGAACATGGGAACTGAAGGCAAGCAACCAGTAGACATTATTGACTTTTCAGAAACTGATGCCTTTAGTAATATTGACGGATCTACCAGCTACACAGTCAACGGATACACTCTGATTGAAGGGTCTCGAGTTATATTTGCTGCAGATACTGACGCAGATGTTCGCAACAAAATTTATGTAGTAAGTTTTATTGTCCCGGACTCAGTAAGCCCGCTGATTGACCAACCAATTATTAATTTAACACCAGCAACTGACGGTGTTGTGTTAGCTAACCAATCTACAGTAGTATTGTCTGGCAGTACAACCGCTGGAAAAACTTACTGGTTTGACGGTATTGCATGGACACTAGCACAACAAAAAACTGGAGTTCAGCAAGCACCGTTATACAACGTGTATGACACAGCAGGTGTCAGCTTTGGTAGCAGTGTCAAGTACCAAAGCACTACTTTTGCAGGCAGCAAGTTGTTTAGTTACGCAGTAGGAGACACCAGCGTACTTGATCCAATATTGCAATTCCCGTTACAGTACCTAAACATTAACAACGTTGGTGATATTGTTTTTGAAAACAATCTTTACAAAGATACGTTCTTGTATGTTAAAGACAATGCCAGCGTAACGTTGGGCCTTGACGAAGGTTCTGTGCGAGAGTACCAAGCACGTACTGTATTTGAAAAACTAATTGGTTGGCAGACCGCTGCGGTTACTAGTCAAGTCTATCAACAGTTTAAGTTTAACTACACAGGCACAACTCTCAAACTAGATGTTGCAGTAAACGCACAAACGTCAATTGCAGTACCGGTGATTAAAATATACGTTGGCTCAGTATTCCAGGACAGTTCTAGCTACAGCTACCTTACTACAGAAGACAGTACAACAATCACACTAACAGGTACCTACGCAGTTGACAATGTGATTGAAGTGTTGGTATTAAGTGATCAAACTAGCAAGGTTGCATTTTATCAAGTGCCAAACAACCTTGAGAGCAATCCTCTGAATGCAAACTCTTCAGAGTTTACACTAGGAACAATTCGTTCGCATTACCAGAGTATTTGTGAAAACTTGCAAGGCTTAACCGGTGCAATCAACGGCGCTAATAACCTGCGTGATCTTGGCAATGTTGTGCCTTACGGTTTGGTAATTCTGCAACAAAGCGCACCGCTAACACTGGCTGGTTATTTCCTTCGCAGCGAAGAATACAATATCTTTAACTCTTTACAGTACAACAGCAGAGAGTACACCAAGTTTAAATCACAGGTGCTGAATTCTGTTCTAAGTCAAAATATTGGATTCAATGACATTTCAGCAGTACTAGACACTGCAATACAAGAGGTGACGCTAGGCAAATTAGACAGTCAGCCGTTCTACTGGAGTGACATGCTACCCACAGGTGTAACTGTGGCCAGCAATAAGTACACCGTGGGTTTCATCACCGGTGTTACATTTGACACTGTGCAAGTTTACAATTACACTTTGGCCAACTATCTTGGCCTGCTAGTGTACAAAAACTCCAAGCTGTTGATACGTAACACAGACTATGTGGTTGCTACCGACGGTCCTAGAATTACAATAACTGCTACCTTGGCCATTGGCGATGTTATCACAATCAATGAGTATTCAAACACTGCTGGTAGTTTTATTCCTAATACTCCTACTAAACTTGGACTATATCCTGCATTCCGTCCTGGAATTATTGTGCAACAAAGCAGCACTGGCACTATTAACGCAACCAAAGGACACGACGGTAGTACTACTCCGCTGTTTGGAGACATCCGGGACGATGTGTTGTTGGAATTTGAAATTCGAATCTATAACAACCTGAAGCTGGATGGCAATCCTGTACCACTCACAATAGATGAAGTACTGCCAGGTCAATTCCGTGACACAGGATATACTTTCCAAGAAATCAATGTCATCCTGAGTCAAGACTTTTTAAGTTATTGCGGTTGGAACAAACTTGACTACAAGGTTCAGCAGTATGATGTAAACAATTCGTTTACTTGGAACTACAGCAGCGCCAAGAACAAACTAGACAATCAAACAATGTTAGGCGCTTGGCGCGGAATCTATCGTTACACCTACGACACCCAACAGCCCGAATACACTCCTTGGGAAATGCTAGGATTAACGGTGCGTCCTACGTGGTGGAACGATCGTTATGGTCCAGCCCCTTACACTCGTGACAACTTGGTGTTATGGGACGATGTTGAAGCTGGTTATGTTGCTGACCCAATTGCTCCTTACTTTGCTGAAGGTTATGCTCGTCCTGGATTGTCAGCTGTGCTGCCAACTGGAACAGAAGGCGAATTATTAAGCCCAGCTGATTCAGTCATGGGATCATTTACTCAACGGCAGTTTCAAAAGAGTTGGGCAGTAGGCGACGGCAGTCCAGTTGAAGCTTCTTGGTGGAACAGTTCAAGTTACCCGTTTGCAGTTATGCGAGTGCTGGCTCTGACACGCTCGGCTAAGTTCTTTGCGCTGTTTGCAGACAGAGATCTTTACAAATATAACAACGATTACCAGCAGTATTTGTACAACAATCGTTTTAGACTAGACGCCAATGGCATTGAAGTGTACGGTAACGGTGTTAGCAAAGCCAGCTATATTAACTGGATCGTAGACTACAACCGTTTGACCGGAATGGATTCCACACAGAATCTTACTGCTGACCTGCAGAGCTTGGATGTACGTCTTTGCTACAGAATGGCCAGCTTCAGCGACAAACAGTACATCAAACTGTACACAGAAAAGTCTAGCCCTAACAGTACTAATACTGCGTTGTTGATCCCGGATGAAAGCTACGACATTTTGTTGTACAAAAATCAACCGTTTGATCGCATAAGCTACAGCAGCGTAACAATTCAGAAAACTGAAAGCGGTGGCTTTGCAGTTAATGGATACAGTGTTGCACAACCTTACTTTAACATCCTAGAAAGTCGTGCAGCTGGACGTTTGCAAACTTACTCTAGTGGTGGAGTAACGATCCAGGTTCCTACTTTTTACACAGACACTGTGACACAAGTGCCTTATGGATTTGTGTTTAGCAGCGCCACAAGTGTTGCAGACTTTTTGTTAAGCTACGGCAAGTTTTTGGAAAATCAAGGATTGTCATTCTCTGACATTGCTAATGGCTATGTTCTAGATTGGCCACGTATGGTCAATGAATTTTTGTACTGGAGTCAACAAGGGTGGGAGACGGATGCTATCATCAATTTGAACCCGTTGGCATCTGGACTCACAGTGACCAAGCCGCAGGCAATAGTAAACTCTATCAACACGCAAACTGCTGAAAACAGTGTGCTGACACAGAACAGCCAAGAGTTTCCTGCACGCAATCTAAACATTGTGCGTATGAACAACACGTTCACTATGCAGACACTAAACTCAGAAGCCATTAGCTTTGTGGATCTGAGTTATACCACTTACGAACACATGATTGTGTTAAGTAACAAAAGTGTGTTTGGTGATTTGATTTACAATCCCACAACTGGTGCAAGACAAAGTCGGTTGAACTTGATTGCAGTAAACAGTACTGACTGGAACGGTAGTGTAGATGCTCCGGGTTTTATTCTAAATCAAGACAATGTTGAAGAATGGACAGGTTTAAAAACTTACAGCAAAGGCGAAATTGTTGAGCACAAGAATGTGTACTGGAGTGCGCTGACTATTGTACAACCTAGCATGAATTTTAATTTCAGCAGTTGGACACAAAGCGATTATGTACGATCAGAGTTTGGACTGTTGCCCAACCTAAGCAACAAAGCAAACCAACTGCTCAACAGCTACGACATTAACTCTGCCAATATTGAAACTGACAATGACTTGTTGAGTTACGGTCTTATTGGATTCCGTCCTCGCCAGTACATGGCAGCACTGAACCTTGGTGATGTAAGTCAAGTCAATGTGTACCGACAGTTCCTAGAAACCAAAGGAACTTCACTCAGCGCAGAGCTGTTTAAAGGTGCAAACTTTGGTAAAGAATCTGCCGATTATGACATCTACGAAAACTGGGCAGTACAACGTGCAGTTTATGGTGCCAACGCTAACCGCAGTTATTTTGAACTTCGACTTGATCGTTCATTATTAAATTCCAATCCTAGTTTACTACAAGTGGTGTTGCCGCAAGAGACTAGTCTGGCTGATCAATCAATCCTGCTGAGTGATGTATGGCGCCAGAGTTACAAACTGACTTCTCCAAATATCCTTCCAACTACAACTAGTTTGCCAACTGATGTTGCATTACCTACTGCAGGATATGTTAAGTTAGATGATGCTGATATCACAGTATTTGATATCAATGACGTTAACAGCTTGAATGAAAACATTGACAGCATCAAAGTTGGAACTACCATATGGGTTGCAAAAACCAACAACTACGACTGGAACATTTACAGAGCACAATCAGTACCGGGCACAGTTAATCATGTGTGTGACAATTTAAATGGCACAAGTCGTGTTATTTTCAGTGGCCAACACGGTCTAGTTGTAGGTAACAAACTGATCATCAAGTTCTTTGACGTTGAGATTAACGGTGTGTATGAAGTTGTCAGCGTGCCTAACCTTACTACTGTGAACATTGTGTTCCAGTTCTCGGGAGACCGTACTGTAGCAGATGGACAAGGACTTGGCTTCACACTAGAAACCATGCGTGTGTCTCAGGCCAGCAACATTGTTGACTTGCCGTTTGCGAATGACATTATGTCCGGTGCAAAAGTATGGGTAGACGACAACGGCGCTGGCACATGGAGTGTGCTTGAGAAACAACAAGTGTTTGGCAATCCGTTAACATTGTTACCTGATCCAGAGCTAGTGCAACAAAATGAACAGTTTGGTACCAGCGTATCACAAGCTCGTAACAAATTAGCAACTCTAGTGGGCAGCCCAGGCTACTCAACAGCAGGTGGTGTATATGTATATGTCAACAGCTTTTCTGATGTGTATACTCCAGTGAGTCCATTAGGCGATGAAGAGCGAGCAGTACTAACCTTAGGCACAACTGGTGTTGTAGGTTACGGAAATGCAGTAGACTTTGGAGATCAAGCATGGGCAGTTGCAGGCGCAAGTAAAAGTTTAGGCCCTAGCAACGAAACTAACAACGGATATGCGGTTGTTATCTTTCAAGACCCAGCACTAGGACAACCTGGCGCTATACCTTTTGCACAATGGCAACTGCTGACACAGCCCGGCACTACTCCTTCTAGCACACCTGGCGCTGGCGAGTTTGGTCACAGTGTGGTCATGAGTCAAGACCAACGGTGGATGTACATTGGCGCGCCTGGATTAAACAAAGTGCATGCTTATGGACGGGTTGATTGGGAATCACAATTTGTGCGTGCTCGTGGTGACGCAGTTACAACTGTTTACAACATCAGCAGTACTATACAAATTAACCAAGCAACTCAACTCAAAATCACAGTTAATGGATTGGTGTTGACACTGAGCGTAGACTACACACTAGATGCTGGACTAACTGAAGTTACATTTACTACTGCACCAGCACTAGACACTTTAGTTGACATTCAGAGAACTTATGTCAACCAACTAGATTCCCGAGTGTACTACGATGTCCCCCAATCATCCACATCCGGCAGCGGTGCAGGTGCTGAGTTTACTATTGTACGCATTCGTGGCGAAGTTGGGCAAGGCAGCGGTGCAGGTAGTATCGGAGCCACCAGCTTCGGTTCTGGATATGCTCCTGCAGACACAATTACCATCAACGCTACCAGCTTCGACGGTGGCGTAAACGGAGCCAACAACGCTGTGCTTACAATTACCGCAGTTGGTACTGGAGGTAGTGTGTCTGCATTTAACATTGCATACACTGCACCTGCATTAGACGATGTATTTGATCTTGGTGTTAACTTCTTTACTGCTACAAACATAGATTCATTCAGCGTAACTGTTGACGGATCTTTGTACCGTCCCAATATTGACTACACATTTAACAATGGCACGCAAGAGCTGACATTTGACACTGTGCCTGCAGCAGGCACAGTGATTGTAGTTAATGCACAGAGTTATTTTAAGTATGTAGACACTATAACCACAACCGGACTTACAGCCGGCGCACGATTTGGAGAATCTGTTAGTTGCACAACTGATGGACGTCAACTGTTAATTGGTGCACTTAACCAAACTGTTAACGGCGAAGTACAAGCTGGCGCAGTTTATATGTTTGATCGTAACGTACAGAAATTTATTCGCAACAATGATTCCAGCAACTCGTATGTGGTGTTAGGAACTCCAGTTGAGCCGGTTACAGTATATGTAAACAACAAGTTGTTGGTCAACGAAGACAGCAGCATCATTGGCGCCGATAACACATTCTCAGTGTCGGGCAGCACAGTGACAATTAACCAAGAGTTAAACATTGGCGACGTAGTTGAAATTGAAACAAATCAATTTGCGTTAGTCCAACAGATCACGCAACACGCTGTTGCTGAATTCAGTAATTTTGGTAGTGAAGTTGATCTTTGCTTGTATAACTGCAGCTTGTATGTGGGCGAACCACAAAGCAGTGTGCAAATATACAAAGGCGGTATTGTTGAGCGCAGTGTTAACCAAAGCAGATCATACGGTGCTATTACTGCCACAGTTGCAAATCCAGTGTTGACTGCAGGCAACACACTACGAGTCAACAATATTGATATTGCAGTGCCTGCTAGTCCTAACAACACAGTTGCCGGATTAGCAGATGCAATTAATGGAATCCCAGCAGGAATACAAAGCGGTGTTCCAAACGTGATTGCTGTAGCAAGCTCAACAGGTGTGTTAACAATATCAGTTAAAAACAGCTCGTCAGTGACTGAAGGCGACAAACTACAGGTTACACCAGGCAGTGTAGGCACTGCGTTTGATGATCTTGGCTTTGAAACATTTATATGGGTGCAAAATATCACAAGTCCGTATCCTGTTGCGTTTGCTGGCTTCGGCAGCAGTCTCAGCATTGATACTAGTGCAGTCAACTTAGTAGTAGGTGCGCCACAAGGCACATTGTATATTGAAATTGAGTTTGATGATGGTACCACTATATTTGATGTGGGAAGCACAGTATTTTTTAGCAATATTGTACAAAGTGGTGCAGTGTACACATTTGACTTGTTGCCAAGCAGCACACAATCAGCTGCTAACCCGGGAAAGTTTGTGTTTGGAACACAAATTTACACCAACGAAGTTAATCGTTACGCTAACTTTGGCGCTGCAGTAAACTACACATCAGGCGTATTGGCAATTGGTGCACCAACAGCAGACGTAGGCGACTCTTCTAACACTGACTACGGCAGTGTGTTTGTTTACGAAAACGCCAGCCGATTACCAGTATGGCAGGCAACCACTGTGCAACAGCCTGTTGTGGATATTCGATTATTGAACTCAGTGTTCTTGTACGATCGAATTACTAGCGCAACAACTGAATTCTTAGATTTCATTGATCCAATACAAGGAAAAATACTAGGCGCTGCACGTCAGAACATTGATTATATTGGTGCAATTGATCCTGCTTCTTACAATGCTGGATCCAATAACCTGCGCGGAACTACATGGGCAGTCAATTATGTAGGAAAAGTTTGGTGGAATACTGGCACAGTAAGATTCATTGATCCAAATCAAGATGACATTGTGTATGCTAGCCGTCGTTGGAGCCAAGTGTTCCCTGGCAGCTCAGTTGATGTGTACCAGTGGGTAGAAAGCAATATACCACCTGCTAACTATGCTGGCGAAGGCACAGTGTTCAACTCACTGAGTTACACTGTAAATTCTAAATTGAGTTTAGATGGAACTATTGTTACCACTTACTACTTCTGGGTTAGAGGAATCACAACAACTGCTACTGCACTGAAAAAGACATTGCCAATCAGCACAGTTGCTAGCTATATTGAAAACCCACGTGGCAGCGGCATTCCTTTCTTGGCACCAATTAACTCAAGCACAGTGGCTTTGTATAATGCAGGTGACTATATTGAAGCCAGCGATACAATTTTAAACATTGAATTTGATCGCAAACTAACCAACGACAATGTACACGTAGAATACGAGTTGATCGCACAGGATCGCGCCGACGGATTTCTAAGTAACAATCTGTATCGCAAAATGCAAGACAGTTTTTGCGGTGTTGATACATCTGGTAATCAAGTGCCCGACACCGGATTAAGCATTGCTGAACAATATGGTGTACAGTTCCGTCCACGTCAAAGTATGTTTGTGGATCGCTTTGAAGCGTTACGCAACTACTTGTCAAGAGCCAACACAGTGCTTGCACAGTATGCTATTTCAGAAAGCCGTACATTCACACTGCTCAACAGTAGTGAACCGGAACCCACTGCTAACTCAGGACTGTGGAATCTGCGTGTAGCTAATTTGGAAATATTAGGATTCCAAAATATTAATGCTGTGCAACTGGGATACTCGTACCTTATAGTGTCAGACAGCAGCAATAGAGGATTGTGGACAATCTATACTGTGCAATTGAGTCAGACTCAGGTTGGTGTACGTGAATTGGTGTTGTCTAGAGTGCAAAACTTCAACACACCAGACTACTGGAGCCACATTGACTGGTACCGCCCAGG